TATAATCCGCAAAACGAAGCGTTTCGCCTTTCCATAACGAACCGCATAATTTCTTAAAACGAAATGTACCTCTGGGGTACTCCCCCACCCCAAAATATTTTCGACCGGCTTACGCCGGTTTTCGTATATCCAAAGAACGGAGTCCGGACACTATCCGAACCCCGTTCTTTTCGTTTTGTCGCTTCGCTCCCGCTTTGTCGCGCTTCGCGTTACGCTACCTCGTCCAACGCCTTGTACGCGACCACGCTTTGCGCCTTCACGATTTGGCCGCGGAAGGCCAGGCGCGAGCCGACATTCGCATTCGCATTCGAGGCATCGAAACTCGCATACGCATACGAGACACCGCCAGCCGCGTACGCATAGCTGCCCCCGCGATAGACCACACGGCAAGATGCCGAACTGAACCGGTACCTGTCAGAATAGTAGGTGGTGGACGAGCCATTCATGGCTCCAACAGGTATCACGGCCATCAGCTTGCCATGTGCCACAGTGGTTATCCAGTAGTCGCTGTTGGTCATACCTTTTATCATAAGGGCTGTACCGTCAGGTAGCCAGATACGCCACTTGCCGACGTTACCGCTCGTGTTCGGCAAGTCCACACCGTCCATCATGTCGTACTTGTTTCCGTAGATGTCCTCGTAACCTATGCAGCAGATGTTGTTCACCTGAGTCACCTTTGTGGCTCCGTACTCGTCTTTCTCTATATACCAGGCATACAGGTGCACGCCTTCATCGGAGGTGTTGTTTGTCACATTCGGGTTGATTCCGCTTGCCTCCTCAAAGCCAATGGTGTCCTGCATACCTCTTGACGCTGTACCGCCGGTTGTTCTCATATAGGAATGCTGGCCGGCACCGCACTGTTCCTGCATATTCCTGCGCCCATACTTGGCATAGCTCAAGTTGGCAATACGGAAGTGCATCAGCGCGTCTATCTGCTGCATGCCTCGCTGCACGCTGTAATAGTGGAAGTCCGTCCATGACATACTGCCGGTGGTGCTGTTGCCTGTTATGGCAGAGCGCAACTTGCTGCCGACTACCGAGCTGCCCACAACGGCGCACAAGTGCTCGTCATTGGCGAACCACTCCGGCTCCATGTCCTCTATCTTCTCACTGTTGGAGAGGACTACCTTATCGAACTCTGCCGTGTTCAAAATGGAGAAATACAATGCCGTCGCACCTTCCGGAACATCTGATATAAGATACATACCGGCCTCGAAACGGCTGCCCAGAGTCGGAACCACGATGTCTTTCACCACATTACCGCTTGCATCAGCAAATATTGAGCCTACGAGATTGGTTCCTGGCACACTCGGCCAGCGTACTTTCTTGTAACCGCTGACATCGACCATACATACGGAATAGGTGCTGTCTGTGCTGTAGGAGTTCTTGATGGTGTCCTTGCCGCTCATTATCTTCTTTCCGCTGGTATAACCGCCTTGACGTGCCTTGATGTCCGCAAGCGTAAGCACGTCCACGTTCGGCACCGTCGGCATGTGGTCCTTGTCCCTTGAACTGTAGCAGCTGTAGTTCTTGCCGTTCAGGAAGTCGTTGATGCCCTTGCTCCAGAAGAAAGGCTCGTGCATCATCAGGTCACCCTCGCTGCCGTCAAGCTTTGCAGGGGTTCCGTCGGCATACTTGGTACTGTCCGTATCATCAAGCTCCAAGTAAGTCATCTCGCCGTCCAGATTGTTCACCACGGTATCGACATTCGCCATGTTCACGTTCCTCGTGGTCGCCTTCTTTGTCACCTTCGCCAATACTCTGTGACGGTTCTTCAATATCGCCGCCACATGGCCGCTCGGTTTGTAGTCGTTGCCGTACTTGTAGCCCGTGCCGTTATCCAAGTTCGAGAGATTTGCATCGTCTGCCACGCTCTCGTCGCTCTCCAGCATCGTATATTCCGGCTGCACGATGTTCAGCTCCGGAAAGTGCTCCTTCAGCGCCTCATACTCCTCGTCCCCCTTGTATTTCGTCAAGCGGTATGTTCCCACCAGTCGGCAGGTGTCCACGTTGCCGCCTTCCTCGTCCACACCGCCCGTCCGCATCAGCGAAGTCAGCAAGCTGCCGTCACCCTCCATGTCGATGCCCGTCACACGCAGATATTCGATGTTCGAACAGCGTTCAAACAGTGTTTGCCAGTCTATGCCAGGACAGCTGTCAATAACGAGCTTCGTCACATTGGCCGTACCCTCGATGGTCAGTCCCTCCTCTTTCAGTTTCGGCAGATATTCTAGACGCAGAGTCGTCAGCGAGGCTGGCAGCACGAGGTTCTCTATCGGCGCACCCTTGGCCACAGTCACGCTCTTCACATTCGTGCCGCCCGCGTCGAGGCTCCTCAGCAGCGTGTTCGTCGAGAAGTCCAGCGATGTCGAGTCCTGGCGGTTGCTTCTCGCCATAGTCTGCCCGTTCAGGTTCACCTCCCTCAGTTGTCTGCATCCCTGCGTCACAAGCCACCATGTAGTCGTCGAAGGCTGTGCCCCCCGCTTCACGCTGATGTCAAGTCGTCTCATCATCTTGCAGTTGCCAAGTTCCAGGCCGTTCAGCAGATGTCCGGCAGCCCCCGTCAGGTCAAGCTCCAGGATCTTCGAAGCGCCGAACAGCAGCATCGGGTCGTTCAGTGCACGCTTGCCCGTCACCGAGAGCATGCCCGTCTCGCCTCTCAGCAGCCTGCCCGTCTCGCCCTCCATATAGTCCTTTCCCGACAGACCGTAAGCGAAGTAGTATTCATCGCCCGACACGATGCGTATCACGTCTGGCGCATCCGACACCTCACGCGCCATATAGAAGCCAGCCGAATCCGCACGGTAAGTGCTCACACCGTATTTAGCGTCAAGCAGAGCAAAGCGGTTCGTAATGAAGTGGTCAAGCTGCATCTCGCGCGTACCGCTCAGCGCATACATGTAGTAGAACTTGTTCCCGTCCGTCGTCACGCCGTTCTCCGTCACTCTCACGCCCTTTGTTTCAGGCTTGATATATTTCATCTCGCCCGACTTGTTATACTCGCGGGCCGACCAGTTTTTCTGCATAGCCTCAAACGTGCCCTTCACCTTCTGGTTCGTCATCACACGGCGCAGTTCCTCAGCCATAGCCTTTATCTCCGCCTCGAAGTTGGCGATAAACAGACACCACATCCATGAGTCATGACCCTCAAACACCCATTTCTTCTTCTCCGCGTCCCACGAATCCCTCATTATGTTGTAGGCATAAGCAAGCAGCGAGTCATTACGCTTGCCGAAACAGGTGTCACCGTCATAGTAAGTCCACCACCATATATCCCCGTCCCAAGTGCAATGAATCGTGTTCTTCACAAACTGGTCCACATTGCCGCCATAGGTCACGATGATGTAATATGCAGTCATGTTCCTCACATCATGATGCAGTCCAAGCTCGTTCCTGAACTTTTCCGACTTCCATGTCTTGAGGTCTGTGTACGTCATGTCAGCACCCGCGGGCACACACGATTTCACCCAGCTCCACAGCTTCTTTATAGCCCCCTTCTGGTATTCCGAAGCGTTCTTCTCGCCCGCAGCCTCATCAGCACCGCTCCACAGCGTGTCCTTCGGATAGTTAAACTCAAGCGAGCTCTCAAACTCCGCATCCAGTTGCGCGTCGAGGTCATCGTCCACCTGAAAGTTACACAGTTTCTTGCCGTTGTCCAGGAACTCTATGGCTATATGCTTCCCCTTGTCCGTCAGACCCATCACATCATACCAGTCACTCTTGTCATTGTTCATCTGGTACTGTCCGTAGTACGTAGGGTTCGAGTCGTCAGAACTGGTCGTTGCGAATATGTCGCAAGGATAGCCGTATATCGCCGTGCGTATCGTCGGGTCTTGCTGCTGTGGCGGAGTAGGCGATATCTCCTTCATCACGTCATTGAATACTATAGCCATGCCCGTGTTCGTCTTCATCGACGAGTCCGAGAAGTCAGCCTTTGCACAGTTCACCTTGCACGGCTTCGTGTCGCCCTTGAACAGTGGCAGCTTGTTCACATCCTGCTTCACACCGTTTATCCACATCTCCGGCACCAGACCCGCCTTCATGCACTTCATCCAGTAGAAGCGGTAGTTCTTCACCGGATACTTCGTCGATGAAGTACCCTGAATACGCATCATGATGTTCGTGAAGCGTATCACGTCACCCCACGACGTGTATATCACCAGCTCATCCACATGGAAGTTCTGCTTCTTGTTCTTGCAGGCGTTCACATCGTCAAGACCGCTGCCCGAGTCCTCCGTGCGCACGATCTTTATCACAGCCCTGCCCTTGGCCATTATCTTGTCCATGTCTATTTCGCCCGTCTCCGGGTTAAGCACGTCGTTGTAGGCATACCGCTCCGCCATCTCCTCTGCATTGTCGCTGCCCACTGTATGGTTGTCCACCACCTCGTCGTCTGTCAGAGGGCGCGAATACGCAAACACCTTGTATACCCTCACGTCAGCACCGTCCGAGCTTATGCTGATACCCTGCGGAGCGTCCTGCTTGAAGTTGTCGTCATCCTGATAGCACATCGCCGACACGCGGTCACCGTTCATATACAGCTCCATGAGCGAGCCGTCGGCACGCTTGCCCACGTTGAAGACAAAGCGCACACGCTTGCTCTCCGCATAGTTCTGCTTCACGCCCACCGGCGTCTTCGTCACAATCGGCAGACCCGTCTCCGGGTCTCTGTTTTCCTCGTCCTCATGGTCCTTTGTCGAGCCGCTGTAGAGCATGGCGCTGTCCGCCGTAATGCGGAAGCCCTTCGCATCGTTCTCCATGCAGTCCACCACCACCGAGCTGCGGTCCGACACGTTGCTCACCTCCATATCTATCTCTACAGACATGCCGCCGCGCTTCACGTCTTGCATAAAAGGCTTAAAGTCAATCACTGCCTTCGCGCCGTTCTTCAGCACCAGAGCCTCGCCGTCCCAGCCGCTCGTCTGCCAGTCCACGCCATCAAAGGTCGTACCATGTTCACCGTAGGCCCACAGCTTTCGTGCCTCAGGGCTTTCCGAGTTCGAGCGTCCCGCAGCGGTCAGCTTCAGCTCCAGCCCCTGCGTTGCCTCGCCGATGTCCAGACCGCTCGACGCCACATCCACAACCGCCTCCAGCGCAGCCCTGCCGCACTCCAGCTTCAGCCTCGTCTCGCCCTGATCCATGAAGCGCTCCATATATGTCTGCCGACCGCGGCCCACGCTGTATGTCTTCTTCGTCTCCTTGCCAGTGGGCGAAGTCTGCGTCTCCGTCACCACCGTCGGAACCTCCGTCGGGTCGTATGCTGCATACTCAAACTCCAGCCTCTCATACTGCTGCGCCGACAGACGCGCCCGCAGAGGCATCTCCCCAAGCACCACCTCGCCGTTCTTGTTTACATATTTCATGCCCACCCAAGGGCTTCTCTCGCCGCCCTTCAGCAGGTCTATCCATATCGCGTCCGACTTCAGGCCATCTCTCTCCGCAACCAGCTGCACCGTGTGCCTGCCTGCCGCCAGCGTATTGGCAGCAATCGTGAACGCATCGCGAGTCGTGCCCGACTTGCTCACGTCCTTGGTCGTAGGCACACCATTGCCGTCAACATACATCGACACCGTTCTGCGCCCCGAGCCCGTCAGAGTGAACGGGATGCTTATCGTCTCCCCGTCCTCATAGCCGCCCTTCTGCATCGCTGTGCCCATGTCATAGTCCGACGTCAGTTTTATGCCCACCACCGTCACCATCGCATAGGCCTGCTTAGTCTGCTTCTCGCCCTCAGCGGTCGTACATTCAGCCCTCACATACACATCCACATTTCCCGCCACCGACATATATGCTGAGAGGTCTGCCGTATAAGTGCCCCTCGACACGTTGCGCAGCTCCTGCGTCCAGAGCGTCGTAGTGCCCAGCTTCACGCTGATGCTCACCCTTGCGTTCACACCGTCGCTCTCCCCCTCAGCGTTCACATGGTCGTAGGTCCAGGTCAGCAGCGCCGAGCCGCCCTCTTTCACAAGCGCCGGAGCCACCTTTGCCGTCACCAGTATGCGGCTTGCCGACGATGTGCCGCCACCGCCGCCACCCGCAGGTAGCTTGGCAGGCGTACCTATCGCCACACCCTTCGTGTCGTAAGCATACAGATAGTTGTCATCACCGTCAGGAACCACCTCTATCGAGCCGAGCGTATGCGCCTCCAGCTCCTTCAGCTTTGTCGCCACCACACCGTTCTGTATGGCGTTTGTGCTCGCCTCGTCCAGGCTCGCGTCCACCTCCGGTACGTCCAGTCTCAAACTGATATCGCCAGCTTCGTTCGGTTCGCACCTTTCTCCGTTCAGTGTCACACTCTTCACCTTGCCGCCACCGCCGAAGTCGGCCCAGCTCTCAGCGTTCTCCCATGAGGAAAGGCTTGTCCCCATAAACTGCTTCGTCTCCCATTTGCCCTGAGCCGTCTCAAACGTTATGCAGCGCCCCTTCGCACGTTTCTTCTCCTCCACGGCTGCTATGGCGGTCTCAAGCGTATAATATCCGCTTTCCAGAGGTATCTCCTCCGTCACGTTATAGGTGTTGCCACCGCCGCTTCCGCTTATCTCCACCAGGTTATCTTCCTCATCGCTCCACACATACACCACGCCGCCGCACACATACGCCTTGTCTTTCAGTACCTCCGTGCGCACATTGTTCATATACATGTCTGCGCCTGGCCAGTTGTTGCAGTATCCGTCACCCTTCTTTCCACGGAAGGCTTTGTTCACCGTGTCATAGTACACACCGTCTATCTGCGGATACGATACAAGCTGTTCCTCCACGCCTTCCACCAGCCCGTCAAACCGCGCTGTCGCGCCGTTCCTCGCAGCCAGTGCCGTTTCCTTGTACTCCGCTTCCACGCTCTCTGCCTTTGCCACAGCAGCGTTGGTCTTCTGGGCGGCATCCGTGGCCTTGCTTGCTGCATCGTTGGCGGTTTGGGCCGCAGCCTTCGCTGTTGCTGTTGCCGTATCTGCTTTCTTTGCCGATGCGTCAGCCACAGCAGCAGAAGCCTTGGCGACAGCTGCTGCATCTTCCGCAGGTTTCGACAGCAGTTTCAACGGGGCGCTCACCACCGTCTCGCCTCTCATGGCAGGGAGGCTCACCACACCGTCCAGCGTGCTCACCGTTTCCAGTTCATCCACACTCTGGCTGTCAGTCTTTATCTGGTTCACCACATCCTGGACCAGTTCCTTTTTCTCTTCTTCTGTCAGTGCCATAATTATTTGGTTTTGTTGTTATTGTTCAGTTGTTCATTCAGTCCGTCGATGAAGCCCGGCACGCACAGCCGCTCTACCACCATGCGCATCAGCCGCACCTCGTCGTCGGTATAGTATGCCGTGCCCTCGCTTCCGTATATCTTCAGGGCAAGGGCATGTGCCTTAATGCCGTTCACGTTCTTGTATATCAAGTCCGCAAACGTCTCCCTCGCGTCCACCGTCTGCGCCGCCTTCCGGCTCACGGTCGTGTAAATTTTGAAATGCTTAAAGTCTATCTTTTTCATACATCATTCCTCATTCGTTGTTCCTTCTATGATATACCAGTTCCCCGCTATCGCCTTCAGCGTCGTGTAGGTGTTCCACAGGCAGTATATCCGTGTGTCGCTCTTACTGCATCCGCCAAACCGCCTCACGTCGATAATGTTTCCTTCTGATGTTTTCATCATGTAGTAGGGGTTGTCCTCGAATATAATCTTCTGTCCGTTGATGGCGGACACATACAGATACTTCAGCTTCTTGCCAACCGGTCTGTCCCAGAAGAAACTCAGTTCCAGTCCGTCGTATGCCGTCGCGTCCGGCAAGTATATCCAGTGCGAGTAAGGATCCTCCGTCGCATCCCTGGATCCCTCTATCGCGTCAAACTCCCAAAAGAACATGTTGCACGGCTCAGCCTCTGGGTCTATCTGGTATTCGTTCGGTGCGTTCACCTTGGTGCTCGAATACAGCAGGTTCGCATGGATCACTCCCGTCACCTCTGCGTCCTTCATCCTTGCAGACTTCACGTCAAGGCTGCCGTCTGCGTTCACCTTGAAATATTCGTTCATCGTCACTGCGCCTTCCAGGGTTATCTGGTCTGCGCTTATCCTCACGCCACTCTCCAGCTTGCCGTTCTCGTCCTTGGTCACGAATGCCGACACCTCCGCTCGTTTCACGATGTCCGTGCTCTCCTTCACGGCCGAGGCAAACATCCCGGCAAACGCCTCGATGTCCAGTTTCTTCTCCATGTCCCCGGCATAGCTGTTGAGCCATGTTTCCCAGTCCGTTGCCGTTATTAGTCCCGCCGTGTTCTTCAGCGCGCCGTGCTCGTCAAACCGCTCCGAGATGAGTGCGTTGTATTTTGCTGTCGTTATAATCTCTGAACCCTCCAGCACCTTGCCGTCCTTGTCAAAGTTCAGTGCCGCTATCTTTAGCAGCCGCTCGCTCTGCTCAAACAGCGTCTTGTACTTATAAGTCAGACTCTCTACCTTGTCAGTGCTCAGCACCAACATATACAGATAGATGTCACCGTCAAACGCCAGCTTGAAGTCGCCCGTGCCGTTCCACAGCCCGCTGCAGGTGTACTGCACATAGCCGTCGGTCTCCGCGATTTCCTCGCTTATCTCCATGCTGTTGAAGTTGGCGAAGCCTGTCTTGTCCACATTCTCGAAGCGGACCTTCAGCGTGCCGACCTTGGCACAGCGGTAGAAGAATGTCAGATACACAGGCAGGGCCTCTTTCTGCCCCTCGTCATTGGTCGGGAACGTGGGCACATAGCGCAGGTTTCCGTGTTTCTGCAGTATGTACTTGTTGCGTATGCGCACCACCGTGCGCCCCATGTCCGTGACCACGCTTGCGCCGTCGCCTTTTTTGGAGAGCACGTTGCCGTTGGCCCATATCCACTTGTTGCCGACAAGGAAGAACACGGTCTCGTTCTCGGAGTTCCATTTCTCCAAACCCGATGTGAACGTGGGGTTGTTCAGGTAGCCTTTCTCGCTCAGGAAGTCGTTGCGCACACTGTCGATGGCGCTCTGTACCTTGCCCTCCGTTATCTCCAGCTTGGTCTTGATGTCCTCGCCGGTGGAGAGCAGGAACGTGCCGCGCAGATACACGTTGTCGGCATACAGGCCATTCCCCTTCGGTTGGTTATCCAAAGGGAAGCGGTCGTCCTTGATGTCGTCAAGGTTGCCGAGCCTTGCACGCAGGGCGTGGTCAAAATTCTTGGCGCTTACTCCGTCCAGCACATCCACTCTCGGGTGTCCGTCCTCCGAGGCGGATATGAGGACGAGGTTCTGGCGGTTCGCCGTCTCGGTGTTGCCCATAAGCACGCACTCATCGCCATCTTCGGGCTGTGAGGTCTCAAACTCGGATTTCTCCACAAGTATGCCACCATTCGCGGTGCCGGCCACCTCCACCCAGTAGGCTTTCTGCGACGTGCCGGTGAACACCTGACAGCGCATCAGGTCGTGCGCCACGAAGGTGTTATCCTGCTCGAATGTGATGTGCCAGTAGTCTCCCTGCTCCTGCACCGTCTTTATCTTGCCGTTGGCCGCGCTCACGCAAATCAGTCCGCCCACGCTGCGCACCTTGTTTATCAGCAGTTCAAAGACATTCATCACGCGTCTGACGGTTATCTTGTCAACTATCAGGTGCGACAGCAGGTCCTCGTCAAGGCCGATTTGCCAGCCGTTGTCCGTCATGCCGCTGCCGTCATAGTTGGCGCTGCGTAACAACTCACGCACCACGAGGGTGAGCAAATTGGCATTGCCCTTGCCATCGACGCGCCCGTTCTCCTCCTGCCCGAACACCACGCCCTGCTCAAAGGTTATCCGTCCCTTCGTGAGGTCGTTGCGTTTCTTGCTCAGAAACTCCTGCTGGCTCCGTCTTGCGGAGAACAGGTTATTATCGGTCGGCTGCGTGTCGTCCCATGAGCGTATGATGTCGGGCAAAGCTGCGCCCTCCGTCCTGGACTTGGTATAGTTCTTCAGCTCTCCGATGCTGTCGTTCACCTTGTCAAGTGCGCCGGTCTGCAGGGCGTCGCTGATTTCCAGATCCATCTGGCTTGGCTGGTTCACCTTGCGCGTTATCTTGGTGATACGGCTTTGCCTGTAGCCGTTTTCAGGGAAATACTTGTCGCTTACAAGCCGGACACGCCTGCCGACATAGAACACGACATTATTCTCCTCCACCCATACATGGTCGGTCGGGGCTTTATAGATGCTGATGTCCTTCCATTGCTCGGCGTTGTACTTCTCCACTGCGTTTAGGAACTCCTCCTCCGCTATCGGGTAGTACTCGTCGGGCATACGCACGTTCCAAAGGATATAGTGGTCACCCACTTTTGGCACGAGCTTTCCACCGGGCAGTTGGGTGTCATCGTCATACGGCCAGATGGTGATTATCTCGAACTCGCGTGTCTTGCTGTCGAAGTTCACCTCGAAATAGTGGTCATCATCGGTACCGAGTCCGGCAAGCTCGCCGTCCTGGAACGATACGCGCTTGGTCTCACCGGCCAATTCGTAGTCGTTGGGATCGAAGTTCAGCGTATCGTCCCTGAAGTAGTAGATGGTGAATGCGTTGCCGTCATCGTCCTTGACATTCTCACTGCGCACACCACTCACCTCTCCGGTGCGTCTTGGATAGATGTCGCTGAACGCGTCTTTCTCGTAGTGGTCATAGATGCCGTACTCATCAGTGTGCAGTTCCACATACTGACGACCGCCGGGCAGCATCAGACGGCTGTGCCCGTATTTCTCCGCATCGATGTTGCGCGTACTGCCTATCGGGAACAGGCGCGTGTAGAACTTGTTGGTGTTGCCGGTGTCACGCTCCAGGCTCGTCAATCCCCTGCCATACCCCAATATTATTTCCTCGCCGTGCTCGCATCTGCAGATGTTCACGGTCTGGCCTTCCACCCACCACTCGGCACTTCCACCCACTTTCTCGGCTATCTCCTTCAGTGCCTCGTCGCAGTACTTGCCCTCATAATCGATGACAATGAGGTCGGTGCCGTCCACCTGCCCCACTTTCCAGTCGGTGGTGTGCCCCATGCCGTTGTTGATGCACTTCACCACCATCGCCACATGTTCTCTCGGGGTGGCGGTCAATGTGAACACTGGTTCGGCATTGTTGTCGGTGGTCTCCAGCACGAGGAAACGCTTTATCAGGCTCTCAATGCCGTAAAACTTCACGTCATACGACCACTCGCCATCACTCTTCTGGGCAGGAGCGTATTTTTCGGTGAGCCAGTAGCGCTCGCCCTCAAAATCCACATAGTCGTTCACATCAAGGGGTATATGCTCGTAATGGGTGAAGGAGAGCGTCAGCACGTTGTCTCCCTGCACCTCTTTCTGCTGGGTGCTGCCGTCGCCGGGCGAGATGTCCGTCCGGGCGGTGCCGTATTTGTCGTATATCGTCAGAACCATATAGGAATGCTGTTTGAATGTCATTAGATGATGGGGACAGGCTCACGGAACTTCACCTTGAACTTGCCGGCGTTCACGCCTTCCTTCCACAGGTAGGTGAGCGGTGTGAACTTGGGGCTCTCGCTGTATTTCACATGCAGGGTAAGGTCAAGCTGCGTGAATACGATGTTCAGCCAGCCACCCTTTCCCTGTTTCAGAAAATTGATGAACGAGAAGTATTTCCGCAGCCAACCCGCCTGTGTCTTGTCATACAGGGCGAAGTTGAGCGTGATGTCCCTCGGCTCGTTTCTCGGTGTAAGTGTGGCGGAGTATTTCTCGCCCTGCTCCTCGCGTATGCTCACGGCGGTATCCTTCTTCGTCTTGCTCGGGGTGAGTATGGCGGTGAGGTTATCCATTCCGCCTCGTTTGTCCTCTACGAGGAACACGCCGTATTCTTTCCAGATGTCGGTGCCGTTCACCAGCACCAGCCCTCCAAGTATCTTGTCCATGTCATTTTACTTTTAGTCCGTCCCTTACTATTTTTCTGATGTCCTCCTTTATCTCGCCAAGATGCCCCGCGCTCGTGCCGGTGTTCTCGGCAATCCGGGCAAGGTGGCTCTCGGCAAGGTTCATGCGGTCGGCCACGGTCTCCAGACGCTCGTCCATGCTTGACCAGTGCTGCAGTCCGCTGGTGAACATGCCCTCCAGTTTCGTGCCCTGGTCCTGCGTCATGGCGGTAAAGCCTCCGGACTTCGCGCTCTGGCTGGTACCGCCCGTGTCCTCGTAGCCGGTGACCTTCGCCCACTCGTCCCTGCGTTTCAGCCCTTCAGCCACTATCTCGTCATAGCGGCGGTTGAAGTCCTCGATGTCCTTTTCCGTCAGCTCGCCGTTCTTGTCGGAGATAAGCTGTGCCCAGTCATCGTACAACTGCTTCAGCTCACCGTTGATGAGGTCTTCCATGGAATAGCTCAGCAGGGCTTTCTGCATGTCCGTGGCGAAGTCCTCGGCAAAGTCCTTGGAGGTTTTCTTCATGTCCATCAGGTTGGAGATGAAGCTGTCCTTCATGCTGTCGAAACTTATCTGGGTGATGGTCTCGCGCCAGCTGTCGGTCAGTTCCTCTATCTTTCCTGCCTGGTCCGCGTAGTCCTGCAGCTTGTCCAGCACATCATTTCCATAACCGCCCTTGCCGGTGTTCTTGATGTACTCGGCTATATCCACATTGGAGAGGAGTTTCTTCATCTCCTCCGGTGTAAGGCTCCAGATGCTGCCGTCGAAGTTCTCCTTCACGTTCTGCCTTATCCATGCCGTCTGGTCATCGGAAAAGCCGTTCCAGTAATAGTTCCAGCTGTGATGGTGCTTCCAGTAGCTTGCCTGCGCCTGTGCGATGCCCAGGTAGTTGGCGTTGGTCTCCTCCTGATTGCGCTTGGCCTGCTCGTAGGCATCGGTGGCGTTCTGACCGTAGCTTTTCTCCATCACGTCAGTCAGGTCCTCGATGGCGTTCTGCAGGAGTTCCGTGCGCTCGGTCAGGTTCTCTATGGTCTTTTTCACCTCCGCCTCATTGCCGTTCAGTCCGAAAAGGTCATCAATGCCGAACCACCCGGCAATGCCGCTGAGCAGTCCCTGCACGATGTTGCCCACGTCCTTGATGACATCGATGATGATTTCGGGAAGTTCCTCCACCACCTTGTTTATCGTGTCGGCCACCTTGTCAAGCAGGTCGTTGATAAAGCCTTTCGGGTCATCGCCCAGCGCGTCAAGTATCTGGAGTATGGCACCGACGATGCCGCCTATCTTGCCACCCAGTTCCCCCAACGACTTGCCGATACCGTCAGAGCCTTTGGAGAGCGAGGTGATGAGCTTGGTGATGCCGTTGGCAAAGCCGTACAGCGAGCCGTCAGACATCTCGTTCAGGTAGCCGGTGAAGTTTTTGATGCCCTGTGCCGCCGCGTTGGTGTTGTCGGTGAGGGTTTTCCGTGCCTTGTCGCTGGCCTCCTGCGCCTCGTTCTGCGATGCTGCCGTCGCATCGACCTTGCCCTGCGCTATGTCCACCGCTTTCTGCGCGATTTCCTTTGAGGCATCGTCGGTGGCGTCTGCAAGGTCTTGTTGCGCCTGTTCCAAATCGGCCACGGCCTGCGTGTGGGCGTCGGTTTTCTCACGGAGCGTGCGCACGCTGTCCTGATAGGTCTTCACGTTCTCGGCGATTGTGCCCCATATCTTGAAGTTGAAGGCACTGGTACTGTTGCCGCCGGTCTCGTCCTTCAGTTTCGCCTGAAGGTCGGTATATACTTTCTTGTTTTCCGCCGAGAGTTTCTTGAACTCTGAGGTCTGCATGTACTCCTCTATCTTGGCGAGTGTCTCTTTAGCCATGTCTTTGAGCACGTTGCCGACGCCCTCGAAGGTGGTGCTCCAGTCTATGTTCAAGGCGAGGTTCTGGGCATTGGTCTGGCTGACGGCAGCGTCACGCTCCTTTTCGAGCTTGCGGACTTGCCACCGCTTTTCCTCCGCCGTGCCTTCACCCTCGTTCACCTCACGTATCTTCTCTGCATATTCCTTGGCGATGGCGTATTTCTGCTCCTGAAGCGTGCCATACTCGCGCAGATAGTCCACCATGGCCTGAAGTTCGTTCTTCAGGGATTCCTTGTCGATTTCCTCCAACCCCTTGCGCTGTGCTTCCTGTGCCAGCCGTAGCCGTTCCGCAAGGGCATTGCCCTGCTCTTCCGTGAGATTTCCGCCCTGTGCATCGCGCCACTTGGCCTCCTGTGCCTTTATCTCGGCTTCCTCTTTCTGATAATTGAACCTTATCTGTCTGATACGCTTGGCGCTGCCTTCTGCCATCTGGCTGATACTTTCCTGCTCGTTCTCCTGACGGAGCCGTGCAAGTTCTTCTGCACGTTTCTGTTCGGCCGCTTTCTCGCGCTCCAACTCTTTCTGCCTGTCCTTGTCACCGTTTCCACCGGTCGGCTTGTGCTCAGGCTTGGTATGACCGCCGATATTGCTGTTCTTGCCTATCTCACCCATTTCTTTGGTCAGGTCTTCTGCCTGTTTGAGCAGGTCGTCACGGAGTTTCTCGGCATCGGCGATGACCTGTTCCTTATTCTTCTCGTTCTCCTCCTTGATGATGGCCGACGCGTCTATCTGACCGTTGGTCTCGCTTTGCGCAAAATAAAGGAGAGACTGCTTGAACCACCCCATGGAGCCTTCGACATCATCGGCATCGGTCGCCTTCAGTTTGTTCACCTTGTCGTCGGCTTCCACGGCCTTATTGACCAGTGCCTGCGCCTTGGCTTGCAGATAGAGCATCTGGATATAGTCGGCTGCTTTCTGTGTGAGGACATCGTACCACTCGGCAACGGTGTCGTAGTAGCCGAACGCCTCGCCGTACTTGCGGTTCAGTTCTTCGGTCTTCTTCTTTTCCTCTTCCTTGCTGCCGGTGAACTCTTTCAGTTCGCGAATGGTATTGTTTATCTCGAAACGGGTCTTTATCATCTGCGCCCTGCCCTCGCTCTCCACCTCGATGAGTTCCTGCGCTTTCTGTCGTGCCTCTTCCTGTGCGTCGCTGTATTTGTTGAACAGGACTATCAGACCGGTAATGACTGCGGACAAGCCCAGCGTGAGGGTCGCCATGAGTGCCGATGCCGCTGCGGTGGAGATACCGAGCGATGCCGCCAGCCTTGCATTGGCCGCCGTCAGCAGGTTCTTCATCTTCACCACCGTCACCAGACGGAACGCGGAGTCTTTGTTAAGGGTGTTGAATACCTGCTGCAGCCCCATCGTGACGGCCATGACAGACTGCACCCTCGCCTGTATCTTGGCAAGGTTCTCGTTCTCGGAGGCGAACAGCGACACGGCACCGGTAGCAGCGGTAAACATGCCGGACAGACCGCTGATACCGGACATGAATCCCTGCAGATTTGCATCGTCATTGGAGAGTATCTTGGTCTGGGTATGGAGGTCGGCGATGGTGTCGGACAGCAAGGCTGCTTTCTCCGCCATCTCGCGGTACTCTTCCGTGTCCTGCTTGCCCTCCAGTCGCATCTTGGCCATCGCGTCCTGCAACTCGCGCAACTGCATGGCCAGACGCCTGTTGCTCTCCCGGTTTTCCTCCTGCTCGCGTGTGAGGCTGGCGAGTATCAGTTTCTCTTCCTCCAGCGCTTTCTTGGCCGCGTTGAGTTCGGCGAGGGCTGCTGACTGGGCGTTTCCGGGGGCTGCGTTCTTGTAGGCTTTCTCTAATTCCTTGATACAGGACGTGGTGTACTTCACCAAGTCCTTGCTCTCGGCGATACGCTCGGCAAGGGTCTTCTGCGCCACTGCCGCCGTGGTGCTGGACTCGGAGAGCTTGCCATGCTCCTTCTCCAAGTCGGACACGGCCTTTTCCGCCTGGCGGTGCTGTTTCTCCAGATAGACGAGGGTATTCCGTTCCTCGTCCAGCACCTTACGGCAAGCCATGACATCGGCGGCGAGTTCCTTCTGGGCGGTACCGGGTTTCATGCCTGCAAGCTGCCGCTCCATACGGCTGAGGTCCGAGGCCACGCCGTCAATGACCTTGTGCTGCTCGGCTATCTTGGCGTTCACCAGCTCGGCCGCTTTCTTGGCATTGTCGATGAGGGTGTCGATATGCGCGTTGGCATTGTCGATACCGTCACTCAGTTTGTCCTTCATCAGGAACTCTATCTCTACGGGCTTGCTCATGCTTTCAATTCAGTTTACTTTGAAAAAATCCTGCTATGTCCTCGGCTTCCTCCTCGGCGGTCTTGCCGCTGTCGGGTCTGCCGGCTTTCTTCTTGATGTAACGTGGGGCGTCGCACAGCATCATGATGAGGGTCTGGTAATTCACGCCGTGGAGTATGTAATCCACGCTCCAGCCTGTCGCGCTGGCTATCTGCCACACGAATCCGAAAGGGCTATGGGAACCTTCATACTCGGTCCTTAACTCCCCTTCTTTCCTTGGCTCAGTCTCAGCTTCATCGGATTCGTCCGTTCCGCGGATCTGATAATACTCATAAAAGGGCCTGTGCCCATCAGTCGCTCGAACTGCTCGGTGGCGGCCACCTGGTACCGGTACGCCACGAAGTTGCGCACGAGCCACGCGGTCAGCCCCACAAACAGATGGCGGGATATATACCCCCTGCACACGGTGTAGGCGATGATGCGCGACAGGCGCTTGCCGTGTCTGGCCATGAAACGCATCTGCTCCAGCTTGGGCAGTGTCCGCACCTCCTCTGCCGTTGTGTCCATCTCCAGATACTGCCGCCCGATTTCTATCTGCCCTGCCAATGTGGGGCGTTTCATGGTGATGCGCACCTTCAGGGGTTTCTTGCGGAACGGCAGCCGTATGTCCTTAAACGGCACGGAGACACCCCTGTCAAGGAGTGCCTCCGCCGCTTCTTTTTCGATTGCTCGGTTCATGCGCTACTCCCCTGGTTTGGTATCGGCCACATCATAGGGAGCACTGCCGTCATCAGGCGCGTTCACCGTCAACTGGCACTCTATCTTGGAGACTTCGGTCAGGGTGAGCTTGCCTCCGAGGTTGGCCATAAGGGTGGCACTCGGTATCGTCACTGTCTGCCCGCTCTTCAGCTGAATCTCACACTTGTCTCGGAGTTCCACAAGGTCGGTCGGGGCTTTCCAACCGGTATAGGCTCCTTGCGTGCCGACAAGCGTACCGCCAAGGGCGAGCTGGAGGTTCTCGTAGTCCAGCTGTATGAGGTTGAACGTGGGGGCTATCGTACCGTTCTTCGTGACGAGGGTCAGCACGGGGGCACCGGGCACCTGTTCGGCTTCTACATCGACCTTCTCGGGCTTGGCTCCGCCCCAGTCCCAACTGCCTTTCTCTATATAGCCGACGGTCTTGTCTCCAAACTTTACGACACCTATGCCGTACATGAATTTCTTACTTTCTGCCATATTCTTTTTGTTATGATTGTTAATACTGTGCCGGTCGCCACTCCGACAATAAAGGCGATGAGAAGCATCTTCCACGGATTTGAACTGCGTTCTTTTTCCGTTCTGGCTTCATTCTTCTGTTGCTCCAATGCTTTCTTGTAGCTCGCCATCTGGCGTTCATAGTACTCGCACTGGCGTTGCAGACTGTCGCAAGTGGCATACACAACGATGGTGCCACCTTTGTTCTGCACGGTTGCGCTGGCTCGTCCGTTCTTGGCTCGGTACTCTGCCTTTTCGGGTAGGTTAGTCAGTTCCGCCAGAGGTATCTCCAGTTTGGCTTCCTCCTGCGGTACTGTCTCCGTCCATGTCTGACGAACCTCGCTCTGGAGGGTGTCCGCGAATACTTGTTTCACGCTTTCCTCCGTGGCCACGCTCGCTTTTCGGCTTGTCGCGCAGCCCGACAAGAACAGGGCAGTCATCATGATGCTTGCAACTGTTCGCAGTGTCGATAGCCTTCCTAAGACGCGCCATCTCGCGCTTCGAGGCTTCGAGGTATCTTCTTGTCTCATTGAGTTCTTCCTTCAATGGTTTCACGATGTTCTCTACCAAGATACGGGTGGCATGCTCGGCGTTGTCCATACGCACCGTCTCGGCATCGGCTTCTGCCTTCATCGATTCCGCTTTCGCTTTCCTTATGGTAGCCCGCAGCGTGCATATTGCAACAATGGTAGCCACCAGACCTCCGCCAAGGAGGACGTTCAGGACTTCGCTGATATTCATGCCATCCATATTTTTACTGTTGGTATATTCCTATTGACTTGAGCCACTTGGCGACATCGAAGGCTGGGCAGGCTTTATTTACGCCCGGAAGGTCGCAATGGCCTACAATCTTGATCTGCGGAAAACGCTGATGGAAGTTCCGCACATAGTCGGTCATCGCCTTCAGCTGCGCAGGGGTGCGCGTGTCCTTGGAGTGCTTCATATCCTTGGTGCAGCCACCGGCATACACCACATGACGGCTCACACTGTTGTAACCCTTGGCACCATTGGTCACTTCCCACGGATCGACCTCCGCATCTTCGTTGTTATCGACAAGACGTTCCACCTTGCCGTCCAAGTGTATCAGGTCGGTATAGCCTACCTGCTTCCAGCCACGCCCACCCTTGCTTACCGGGTCGGTGTGCCAGTGGCGTATCTCCTTAGAGGTTACCTCACGGCCTTCAGGGGTGGCTGTGCAGTGTAGGACTAAATACTTCATTCTCGCCATTACGCTTCAGCTTTATATCCGCTGGTCATTACAACACCTGCGTCTGCCTTCTTGAACATGCAGATGAAGTAGTGGCGGAAGTTCACCTTGTTGCGCTGGTACTCGGGGTCATTCTCGGCTGCGCTCCAGTACATCTTGGTGGAGCCGGTAGCCTTGAACACACGCTGTGTGTAGAATGCGAATGAGCAGTGGAAGTCACCGGCTGTCTCTCCCTTGTCGCCGACTGCCTTTTTCTCGCCTTTGGCTGAGAAGTACGGGGTGTTGGCATACTCGTAGATGTCGAATCCGTAGAGCTTGCCCACCTTGCCGGTGTTGCGGTCGATGTTGTACTGCTCCTTGAAACGCTGGTCGGTCTCCAAGAGGTCATTCACGTGGTCGGTACACAATACGAGGCGGCGGTTCGTGGTCGGAACACCCAACTTGTCGAGGGCTGCCTTCATCGCGAGCACGTCCTTGGCGGTCATCTTGATACGGCCGGTGGTCGCGTCACGCTCGCCGGTAGTTGTCAGTACCGGGGTCTTGGCGGTGTTCTTCTGTGCGCAGAGGGCGTGTGCAGCCTTGGCGAACTTGGCATCGTTGATGGCGTTTGAATGGCTCTCCTTCACTCGGGCAATCTTGTCGTAGCTGATAGCGTACAACTCATCGTCGGTGATTGGTGTTACCTTTGTCTGGAACTTGTCAAGCTGAATGGCGATGTCCTTGTCATCAAGTGCCTGCAAGGGGATTGGGTAGGTGGTGTTGTTGACAAGTACGTCAGGGTCCACACCTACCTCTACCAGATGGATAACATCGTTATCGACAATGCTTGAACTGTCGGGGATGCCGTCAAGCCAAGTGCCGGCGAGGAACTCGCGGAGTGCCCTCACCAGCTCGCCGGTCCAAATCTCTTTCAGCACGCCCTCGCGTGCCACTGCCACAGGCATTGCACCGCTCACTGCAAGCGCGATGGCATTGGCACCGACGGCACCTGCCACGGGCGACACGCCCAATGCCATACCGAATACGGCTCCTGTCATCGCATTGAACAGTACAGCCGTAATCATGGTCAAAAATACTTTTGCTTTCATTGCTTTTTCTTGTTTTATTGGTTTGTACTAAAGTTCACACTCCATGCCGTACTCTTCCTTGTAGAGTCGCTTGTATTCTCCGGACTGCTCCTTGCGGAGGGTCAAGAGTTCGCTTGACGGCACATCGCTCAGTTTCTTGTAGGCAGCCGGTTGCTGTGTTGCCGCTCCGCCCTGATGTCCGATAACGGCACTGAGCTTCATCTGCGGAGCCATGGCTGCGACAATGCGCTCCAGTTTCTCCTTGCCGACTTCCTTGCCGAGGTTGATGAACTCGTCCTTCTTGTCGGGGGCGATGCGCTTCTCCCCTACCGCTTTCTCCACGATGGCGGTGATGCTGGCAAGCGTGAGGGTCGCCTTCTCCTGCTGGAGTTTCTCGTTCTCTTCCTTGGCAGCCTTCAACTCACCGAGCTTGGCGTTGATGTCCGCCTCAGTTGCCGTTTCCGGCAAGCCCAACTGTAGGGCAATCTGTTTCTGTTCCATTTGTTTTTGATTATTGTTGTTCAACATTGGCAAGGGACATTCGCTGTCCTTGCCGAGGGTTATCTTCTTGCCGTCTTTCTGCAGCACGATGGCATCGTCATTGGCTCCTATGTCCACCAGGCTGACCTCAAACAGTTTGCTCTTGGTGACGGTGGGGCTGGTCTGCCCCTGCACCAATAGTTCGGGGTCCTCGCTTGTCTCCAGAATGTCAAGCCCTGCGCTCACCATCTTCAGACTGCCGAACTCGTACTGCTTCTTGCAGCGCACGGAGAGTTCGGAGGCTTCATCAAACATCAGCTCGCCGGTCACCTCACCGTCCTCCACCTTCAGGTCTTTCACATAGCCTATTACGTTACCGCGCTCGTGCATGTACAGCAGCACCGGGTTGCGCTGGTACTGCTCCACGTTCATACCTGCCGTCAGCACTCTTGTGCCGTAGCTGTTCAGGCTATCGTTGGTTATTCTTACTCGTTTTCCTTTACTCATGTCGTTGCTGTTTTTGGGCTGCACCGCCCGGTTTGCGACTGCAATATTACGAGGTAAATGTCTGTCCGACAAAAAAGTGTGCAATGGTTGCACACTTGTATGAAAGCATTGCACACTTTTTTGGAGAGCCACCGAAATCGTGGCACTTTTGCAAATGAATCGGGGCGTGGTGTGCCCTGACGTAACGAACAAAAAACCTTATCAACATGACAAAGGCAGATATTGAAAAGAAGAAGTCGCTGGCACGCACGCTCTATCTCTCGGGCATGGAGCAGCAGGAGATCGCGGAGAAGGTGGACGTGTCGCGCGTCACCATATCCAAGTGGTGTACAGCCGACGGATGGAAGGAGGCGCGTGCCGCCAAGAACATCACCCGTCCCGAACTGGTGAACAAACTGCTGCTCACCATCGACACGCTCATTACACAGGTGAATGACTCCAACGACCCGGCACTCATCGCAGGGCTGGGCGACAAGTTGGCAAAGCTCTCGTCGGTCATAGAGAAACTCGACAAGAAGGCTAACGTGGTGGACGCCATCGAGGTGTTCATGGCTTTCTCCAGATGGTTGGAGTTCCGCTCACAGACCGACCCGGAAGTTACTCCCGAACTGATGCGTGTCATCAACAAGTACCAGGACTTGTACATCACCGAGCAGATGGGCATGAAGTAACGGAGGGCAGCCTATGGCAACAGCAGCGGAAAAGAAAAAGGCATACGAGGAATGGAAAGAGCGGTGCCGGCAGGTGCAGTCCATCACGGACACATCGCTTCTCAAAAGCGAAACGCCCGTGGAGAGGGATATGCGCATCAAGCGTCTGCTCAATAATTATGCAGCGTTCTGCGAGTATTACTTTCCACATTTCCTCCAGTTGCGCGACAAGACGACCGGCGAGGTCATACGCACCATTCACAATGCGCCGTTCCACAACGAGGCGGCACGCAAGGTGCGAAACACGCCCGACCTGAAGGCGGTGTTCATGTGGCCGCGCGGTCATGCCAAATCGACGCACCTTGATGTTTTCACGCCGCTCTGGTTGATGTTCCAACCGAAGCGGCTCATCAACTTTATGGTGGTCGTGGGCAAGTCGGAGGATAATGCCGACCGACTGCTCGGCGACATTCAGGCGGAGTTGGAATACAACCAACGGCTCATCGCTGACTTCGGGCAACAGAAGAATGACGGTGGCTGGCAGGAGGGTGAGTTCAAGACCAAGAGCGGTGTGAAGTTCCTTGCCTGCGGTCGCGGTCAGTCGCCCCGTGGCCTGCGCGACCGTGAGGCTCGTCCGGACTACATCGTCATCGACGACTTGGACGATGACCAGCTGTGCCGCAACGAGAAGTTGGTGCATGACCTTACGGACTGGGTGAAGGAGGCGCTCTTCGGTGCGCTCGATGTGGGTCGTGGACGCTTCATCATGGTGGGCAACCTTATCAGCAAGAACTCTGTGCTCTACAACATCTCGCGCACAAAGGGCGTGTTTCTCTCCAAGATACAGGCGGTGGACCGAAACGGCGAACCAGTGTGGAAGGAGAAGTGGACGAAAGCGGAGGCACAGGCTTACCGCGACTTCGTGGGCTACCGCGCATGGGAGAAGGAGATGATGCACAACCCTATCGTGGACGGCACCATCTTCCGTGCGGAGTGGATTCGCTACAAGCGTCTGCCCAAGCTCGAAAAGTACGACATGCTGGTGTGCTACACCGACCCGTCGTTCAAATCGACCACTTCCAACGACTACAAGGCGTGCCGCCTGTGGGGAAAGATTGGCTCGGAACTGCATCTCATCGATGCTTTCGTGCGCCAGGCTACGGTCAGCGAGATGGTGCGGTGGCTTTACGACCTCTATGAGCGCACACGCGACACGGTGGCCGTGCAGTTCTTCATGGAGGCGAACTTCATGCAGGACGTGATTCTGGACGAGTTCGCCGTAGAGGGAAACCTGCGCGGATACCAGTTGCCCATCATGCCCGACAAGCGCAAGAAGCCGGACAAAATTCAGCGCATCGAGGCGGTCAGTCCGCTTTGGGAGCGTGGATTCGTTTTCTACAACGAGCGCAAGAAAGACGACCCCGACATGCAGGTGGGCATTGAGCAGACGCTGGCACTGGAGCGTGGCAGCCGTGTACACGACGATGCGCCCGATGCCGACGAGGGTGCGATATGGATTCTGCAGCGCAACACAAGACAGGAAAGTTTCAAACCGGTGTTCGGCAAGAGGCAGACCGCCAAAAACATTTGGTAACTATGATTCAAGTTATAAAGGACATTATCTGGGGATGGCAGTGCAAGCGTGCCATCAAGAAAGCCAACAAGCTCTCGGAGCTGCTTGGCATGAAATATTACGTGATTTACATGAACGGCTCGCTGAAGGTCGTGCCGAAACGCACCATCCGTGAACTGGTGGCAAAGCACCGCTTCCGCAAGGGTGTGAAGGTGGCTGACATCGAGCGTCGTGCCATTTATGTTACGCATTAAGAAAGGGGGCGCATCATGTTTATCACGGAAGAAGACTACAGGGTGGTCATCGGCGAGAATGCGCTGAAGGTGGTGTCGCAGGCCTCTGGGGAGATACGCGACAATGCGGAACTGGAGGCATGTGAGGAGATTGCCGGCTACCTCCGTCCGAAATACGACACGGAGGCGGTATTCTCGGCTGAGGGTGAGGAGCGCAACCGCCTGGTGGTGATGTATGCCGCCGACATTGCGCTCTACCACATGATCGCAGCGATGCCTCAGAAAATGGGCAGCGAGATACGCAAGGAACGCTACGAGCGTGCGGTCAAGTGGCTGGAAGGTGTGCAAGCCGGGAAAATTATCCCCGACCTGCCGCTCGCCACCGACGAGGACGGCACACCGACAGGCGACCTGCTCATATTCGGTTCACAGAAACAATTACGACACAACTGGTAACGCTATGGATATAAAGAATTTTTTCAGCGGTATGTTCGGTGGCGGTCAGAACGTGCTGCACACACCATACGGCGACCTGCATCTTGCCAAGTCGTCAGACCGCAAGCGCGTGAAGAAGATGGTCATCGAACTGGAGCGCACCACCGATGCGCTCACGCGCAGGGACATCGCCGACTGGCGACAGGCTTGGCAGATGGCCATCAATGTGGACAGCCCGAACCGCCAACGCCTTTACGACATTTACCGCGATGTGGAGATTGACCTTCACCTCTCGGGTTGTGTGCGCCAGCGTGTGGGATTCGTCATGGCGAAGTCGTTCAAGCTGGTAGATGCCAAGGGCAACGAGGACGAGGAGGCGCACCATTATTTTAACCAGTCGTGGTTCAAGCAGCTGCTTGAATATGCACTTGCCGCCAACAACTGGGGACACTCGCTCATCGAGCTTGGCGACCTCACCACCGACGGCGACGGCTGCGTGTGCTATACGGACGTGAAACTCATTTCACGAAAGCATGTCATTCCGGAATACGGGCGTGTCATTCAGCAGCTCGGGCAGGACTGGACTTCGGGCATAGACTACCGCTCGGCTCCGTTTACAGACTGGCTCATCGAAGCTGGACGGCCTGACGACCTCGGACTGTATCTGAAGGCTGCCACGCAGACCATACCGAAGAAGAACATGCTGGCGTTCTGGGATTCATTCGGTGAGATTTTCGGTATGCCGATGCGCATCGCCCGCACCACCTCACGCGACCCCAAGGAGATGGGACGACTGGAGCAGATGCTGAAGGGCGCAGGGGCAAGCCAATACATGGTGGCTGGGCAGGACACGGAGATTGAGTTTGTGGAGAGCGGCAAGGGCGATGCCTTCAACGTCTATGACAAGCGCATCGACCGGGCGAACTCGGAACTCTCGAAACTCATCATCGGGCAGACCATGACCATTGAGGACGGCAGCAGCCTCTCGCAGTCGGAAACGCACCTGGAGGTGTTCGAGAACCTGGTGGAGAGCGACTGCACCATGCTGCGCGACATCGTGAACAACCAGCTGATCCCGCGCATGGTGAAGCACGGCTTCCCTGTCAAGGGACTGCGCTTTGAATGGGACGATGCGGTGGACTATACCCCGGAGCAGCAGGTGGCATACGAGACGATGATTGCCGACCGATACGAGGTGGACCCGACATACTTTGCGGAGAAGTACAGCATGCCTGTGGGGGAACGGCGCAACGCCACACCCATGCTACCCGGTGGTGGGGACGATGATGATGAGGGTAACAACAAGCCAGACGACAAGGACGGCAAGAAGAAACAGCAGCAAAACGTACACGGCAGTTTTTTCGATTAAGCCCCAGTGATTATCTGGGGCTGCACCAACGCTACGCCCTGCTGTTAGGCGATGAGCCGCAGACTTTATCGCTGTCAAAGGAGCGTGAGGAGGAGATACGCAAGCAACTCACAGAGCTGTTCGATGGCATGATGCACACGCTCTACTCGTTGGAGGGTTCGCAGTTCCGCATCGAGGTGCTGGCCGAACCAAAAATCCAGAAGTTCATCGATGCCCATGCCGGTGTGCTGGACTCCACTTTCAAAAAGGTGGAGATGTCTGATGCCATGCGCAAGCGCCTCCAACGGTCTGACTATATCTTCTCCGGCATGAAAACGTTCCACGAGCTCAACGAGGCGTTCCCGTCCTTGCTGGATTCTAACGGCAATAGAAAGACGTTCGAAGCCTTTTTGAATGATGTTCGGAAGATAGACAAGACCTACAACTCCAACTACCTCCGTGCGGAGTACAACTTCGTGCAGTCATCTGCGGAGATGGCTGCCAAGTGGGAACGGTTCTCGGAGGACGGCGACCGCTACAACCTTCAGTACCGCACGGCTGGCGACGGCAAGGTGCGTCCGGAACACGCTGCGCTCAATGGCGTAACGCTTCCGCCTTCCGACCCATTTTGGGAAGAATACTATCCTCCTAATGGCTGGAACTGCCGTTGTACCGTGGTACAGGTGCGCAGGTCAAAATATCCTGCCACGCCACACGACGAGGCTATGGCACTTGGCGAGGAGGCTCTGCAGCGTGATACGAAAGGCATCTTCCATTTCAACCCCGGCAAGGAGGACAAGACGGTGCCCGACTACAATCCCTACACCATTCGGCGATGCCGGGACTGCGACATCGCAAAGGGCAAAATCAAGTTGGCAAAGTTTATTCCAGAAAATGAGTTGTGCGCTGCGTGCAAATATTTACGAACTTGTTTGGAACACAAATATAGCGATGGTTTCCGCAACTACAAGAAAGAGGTTACGAATTCTGTCACAGCCATAGACGGCAAGGAATGTGCAAACTTACAAACAGGACAGTTCTATCAGACAAAGAAATCATTCAAACGAGGTATTGCACACGCCTATACGGTCGAGGAGGTTGAAATGTTTGAGACATTCAAGGATTATGCTTCACGAATGACATTCGTCCGCCACAGTCCACTTGGGGAGGTTAAAAATATGACCGACCCGAAAGACATTGCTAACATTCAAAAAAAGATACACCGTGGCGTTACTGGCTACAATGTATATGAGGTTACTATCGGTGATGAATTGTGGGAATTAAAAACAGAAGTGTTCAAAAACAAATCGGAGACACTATATGTAGCAATAAGAAAAGGATAAACGACTGTCCAGCGAGGTTCACATACCCCCATTAGGAATCAGAAGCCTATCCTTTGATGCAAAGGTAATAACAAATTTTCAAAACACAACAAGTTATGAACAAAATTTTCTCATTTCTAAAGAAAAGCAACCGCTACAAGCATCTTGTCGGTGGTTTATTGGTCGGTCTGTGCGCATTGTCGCCATGGGCAGCCATCTATTCTGCCATCATTGCAGCCTCATGTCTCGAACTCAAAGACAAGCTTCACGGCTGTCCTTGGGACTGGATTGACTGGGCTTGCACAGTGCTCGGAGGCTTCATCGCAATGTTATTTTGGCTCATTGTGTAATATTCCTTCATCTTTTGCACAGAGAATGAGTAACTTTGCAAACTGGTAGAGTTTCCCATAGGCCGTGTGGTCTATCGCGGGTACAACAATGCGAACGCGAATGGCGGTGTCTCGAATGCGAATGCGAATAACGATGCCTCGAATGCGAATGCGAATGTCGGCTCGCGCCTGGAAATCTAACAAATCGGCGTACAACGATGGGGACGTGTCCCTAATGTGGAGCCGAGGGAAACGAGCCACAGCAAAAGCACCTATATTCAAGGTGGAAAGCTGAAACATCAAGTGTCGGGCAATAGAGTTTGGTAGGTCGGTAACGATTCGAAGAAGTTTGGCCCGGGGAAAGGAAGGCCCTTATCTTCCATCATAAAAAGAAGACCATGCACAGAGAAGGCTATATCATGCAAGAGATAACGTCCTACGGCAATATGTCGGAGGCGTTTGACCGTGTACTGCGTGGGAAGAAGCGTAAGAAATGCCGTCAAGGACGCTATCTGCTCGCACACCGCGAGGAGGTGATTGCAGAACTGACTGCAAAACTTGCCGACGGTTCCTTTCGACTCGGCAATTATCATGAACGCATCATCTGTGAGAATGGCAAAGTAAGACACCTGCAGATTATTTCCATGTACGACCGCATCGCAGTGTATGCCGTGATGAACGTGGTGGACCAGCATCTGCATAAGCGTTTTATCAGAACGACTGGAGCAAGTATCAAGAAGCGTGGCACACATGATCTCCGCAAGTGCATGCAATTGGACATGGAACGTGACCCCGAAGGCACACGCTACTGCTACGAGTTCGACATTAAGCATTTCTATGACAATACTAAGCCTGAGTTTGTCATGTGGTGCTACCGCAGAGTATTCAAAGACAAAATCCTGCTGTCGCTCCTGGATCATTTTCTTCATCTTCTGCCGGAGGGTATCAGCTTCGGGTTGCGAAGCTCACAGGCTTCTGGCAACCTCTTGTTGTCCGTGTTCCTCGACCATTATCTGAAGGACAAATACGGCATCCGCCATTTCTACCGTTATTGCGATGACGGTAGAGTGCTCTGTGGCAACAAGCAAGAAAATTGGCTGGCACACGGCATTGTACATGAGCAAGTCGAAAAAATTGACCTTGAAATCAAGAAGAACGAAAGGGTATTCCCATCAGCGCAAGGAATCGACTTCTTGGGGTATGTGACATTCAACGGATCATACTCACTACTGCGCAAGCGCGTCAAGAAGAAGTATGCAAGGAAACTACACAAAGTCAAGTCAAGAAAGAGACGGCGGGAACTGATTGCGTCATTCTACGGAATGGCCAAGCACGCTTGCTGCCGAAATTTGTTTTATAAATTAACAGGCAAAAAAATGAAATCATTTAAGGATTTGAATGTCGCTTACAAGCCAGAAGACGGCAAGAAGCGATTTGCGGGTGCGGTGGTAAGCATCCGCGAGTTGGTGAACCTGCCCATCGTGGTAAAAGACTTCGAGGTCGGGGTCAAAACCAGCCAGGGCGAAGACCGCTGTGTCGTGTCCATCGAGCAGAACGGCGAGCCGAAGGAGTTCTTCACCAACAGCGAGGAGATGAAAAACATTCTCCAGCAAGTGAGTGAAATGCCAGACGGCTTCCCATTCGAGACCACCATCAAGGCGGAAACCTTCGGCAAAGGTAGAACAAAGTACATTTTCACATGATGAACAGAGTAAACGGAGCACAAGGGGTAAAGCTGCTTGAATGCACCAACCCCGTCAAAGGAAAATGGCGCGTCCGCTGGGACGTGCATAACAACGAGGATGGATCTGCCGACTATATGGAGGCTGAGTTCAACGGAAAGCCATCTGAGGATACCATCAAGACCATGGTGTCGGAATGGTTCAACGACCGCACGAACGAGACCATACTTTCTGGCTTCGTGTGGAACGGCATGAGCGTGTGGCTCTCTAACGAGAACCAGTTCAACTACAAGGTGGCATACGACTTGGCTGTGCAGTCTGACGGCAAGACATTGCCGGTCACGTTCAAGTTCGGAACGGACGATGTGCCATGCTATCACACGTTCAGCACCATCGAAGAACTGACGGACTTCTATACCAAAGCCATGCAGCATATCCAGGACACACTGGCTGATGGATGGAAGAGCAAGGATAATTTCAATTTGGAGTTATACCGAGACTAAGAACAATCCCTTCGGGGGAGGGTAAAAAAAAAGCCCCCGGCCTGTTAAAATAGTCGTCTCACTTACCATTTGAACATAAAGTACCACTCATCGGCACGACCGGGGGCGTAGACCCTCGCTCGCCAATGAGTGGCTTTTTTATGTTTAAGCGCAACGCCGCGCTCTATGATAAGTGAGACGGTGCAAAAGTACTAATTTTTTCTGAGAATGAAACTGATAGAGATACTGAATTTGAACAGGGAACTGCTGATTTACTTCCAAAAGGCTGGAATCAGGCTGGACGATGTGCAATACATCGACCTTTTTAATGAATACCGCACGCTTTCCGCACAGGGCGAGAAGGTGTCCTATATCGTGGCAAGGCTCGCCACGGAGTATGCCGTCAGCGAGCGCAAGGTCTATAACCTCATACGGCGTTTCAAAACCGACTGCAACCTGCTTGCAGTGTAACGTGGTGGCTCGCCCATGGGGAAGAGTTGCTGCAGTATTACCTTTGCACCGTTTTCAAATTCAAAACGGTCATGAACAAATACCATCAAATTTTACAGAAAGTGCTTGCCGAGGGCAAGTGCCAACAAAACAAGAAGGGGAGCATACGCTATCTGCTCAACGAGAGGCTGGTGCTCTCCCCTGCCGACCTGATCGACATCTTCGAGGGGCACGGCATCGCACGCAAGAAGTTAAGGAATGAGCTGCAGCTTTTCATGCAGGGTGAACGCAACGTGGAGAAGTACCGCGAGGTGGGCATCAACTGGTGGGACTACTGCGGTGCCATTCTCGTAAACTCCTACCCCACCTATTTTGAGAAGTTGCCGCCACTCATTGCAAGAATCAACCGGGAAAAACGCAACAGCAAGAATTATGTGCTGTTCCTTGGTTCCACCGATGCGGAGACAAACCAGGCTCCGTGCCTGTCGCTCGTCCAGTTCCAGATAGAGAACGGCGAACTGGTTGTGTCGGCTTACCAGCGCAGCTCGGACGCGAACCTCGGCTTGCCGGCCGACATCTACCACCTCTACCTCATGGCCCGGCAGATTGACCTCCCATTGAAATCCATCACGCTGAACCTTGCCAACATGCATATCTATGAGAACAACATCGCTAACACCCGGCTGCTGCTCGAAGGAAACGAGAACGTGAAATTTGAGTTGAACGTATAGCCATGAGAAAACAGTATCTTTCAGCACCGCTTCCGTTCGTGGGACAGAAGCGCATGTTCGCGCGTGAGTTCATCAAAGTCTTGAAGCAATACCCAGAGGACACGGTGTTTGTCGATCTCTTCGGCGGTTCGGGGTTGCTGTCGCACATTGCCAAGTGCCAGAAGCCTGGCGCCACGGTCATATACAACGATTTCGACGGCTACCGCAACCGCCTGCAGCATATTCCCCAGACCAACCATCTTTTAGCTGACCTCCGCAAAATGGTGGAGGGCATTCCCAAGCACACCTGCATCCGAGGCGAGTTGCGTGAGCGCATCTTCAAACGTCTGGAGCAGGAGGAGCGCGAGGTGGGTTACATAGACTTCATCACCATCACGTCAGGACTGATGTTCTCCATGAAATACAAACTGAGCATCGCGGAGATGCGCAAGGAGGCTCTCTACAACAACCTGCGCAAGACGGACTATCCTCTCTGCGATGACTACTTGGAGGGCATCACGGTGGTGTCGTGCGACTACAAGGAGGTATTCGCCCGATACAAGGATGTGCCGAATGTGGTGTTCCTCGTTGATCCGCCGTACCTTTCCACCGATGTGGGCACATATAATATGTATTGGAGGCTTTCTGACTACCTTGACGTGCTGACCATTCTTGCCGGGCATCGTTTCGTTTACTTCACTTCCAACAAGTCGTCCATCATCGAGCTTTGCGAGTGGTTGGGCAGAAACCCGACCATAGGCAACCCATTCCAAGACTGCCACATGGTGGAGTTCAATGCCACGGTGAACTACAGCTCACACTACACGGACATGATGCTGTTCACAGATGCCACCTGACGGCGTTATAATTCAATTCTGACAACATAAAAAGAGCGTTCCAAGCAATCTGCCAGGAACGCTCTTTCTGTTTGACATGGGGCAAATCAGAGCCGTTTTATGGCGACATACTGATATACCTCTATGGTCTCCACGATGTCCTCGTGGTCATGGTTGGTGATGCTCTGCGCAAGGTCAAGCTCTCCAAAGGTCTCGCCCTCCAGGTTGGCAAGCCTCCTGTGGATTTTGTCGGGCAGGTCGAACACCTCCAGCGCATCTTCCTTGAACGGACTGCCCTCACTGGCAGCGCCTGCCCAGTCGGTGACGATGTGGAGGGTTATCTGTGGCTCGGCACGGTACTCCACGCCGTTCACTATCGGTTTCCACTGTATCGGGCCGAACTCCACGAACACGGCAGGTCTCTCCCACCCTTCTTCCTGCTCGATGAACTCCACGTTGCGGTTCCACAGGTCGATGTGCTTTATTTCCGCTATCGCTCCGAGTTCCCTGCAAAGGAGGTTATAAAGTTCTTTTCTCATTTTCGCTTGATTTCAAATTCCACATTAAAGTATTCGGTGATGTTCTCTTCCACGATGTCTCGGACGGCCTTTTCCACTTCGGGTGACACGCCCAGGAAACGCCTGCGCGGTATCTTGATGCTCTTTCCCTCTTTCATCAGCGCCATGTACTTCCAGAATTCGGCCTCAGTGCTCAACTGGACGGTGCGCTTGTCGTTGCGCCACTCGCCGTTCTTTTTGCGGCCGAATGCGCCTGAAGTCTCGTAATACTTTGCCCAGAAGAAGCGTTTCATCTTCTTCGTCACCCTTATCTCGCCTCCGTCGTTGTGTATGGCCGCATACGGCAGCGTGGTGAAGAACGTGATGCTGTTCTCGGTGGTTCGGCTGGATATGCTCTGGCGGAGGGTGCCGGTGTCTATCAGTATGGAACCGCCCGGCCGTGTGGGGCTTTTCCTGCGCTGCCACGCCTCGCTGAAGAAAGCCTGCCGCTCGAAGTTCCTGTCGAACTCGTCGCCCATCTCCACCCTAATGTCGTTTAGGATATTGCGGATTATTTTCTGTATGTCCTGGTTCATCGTCAAAGTCGAATTTTAGAAACGTCTGTGCCTCTTGTGGCACTTCGTTCTTAGGGTCACAAGAGGCATTGAGGAGGTTGTAGAAGGTACGCTCACATATACCATAAACAGGATACACGTACCTTCGCCATATCTCGCGGTTGCTGATTCCGCTCTTGGCATGTTGGTCGTATATCCTATTTATGTCGGTGACACGTTTCTGGTAACTTGCTCCTCGCCTCTTTGCCATAAACTGTTTTTACTGTCTTTCTCTCGGTTTGTAGGGACGGATGTCGTAGGTCATCTTCGCGCTGACGGTCACTCTGCCCGTTCCCTCGCATTGCTCACATGTGTGCTCCCCGCCTGTCTCGCGGTCGTGGAGACGGCCCGTGCCGTAGCATTTCCGGCACAGGGCCACTTTGGGTTTCTTCTCTACTTCCTGTATCATGTCGTTTCGCTTTTAGGATTCTGTCATTCCGAGCGGTATGGGTTTCCACATTCCGTTCTCGTTCTTTATCTCGGCCCTGATGAACTGCTTGCTCACCTCAGGCTGGTAGCTTTCCTCGATGATGCGCACACCCTCAAGGAAACGCTCGTCGCCGGTGTCCTGTGCCACCTTGCGGAGCTGCACGATACGGCTTGCCTTCAGCGTTCCCTTGGCATCGCGTGCCAGCAGGCGGAACACCATGTTCACCAGTGCCTGTGTCTTGTCGTCGTTGGCAAGGCTGGCGATGTACTCCTTCACGATGGCGATGCCGTCCTCCACCGTGTCACGGTAGCCGTCGGTCACATACACGCCGAGCGTGATGCGCTTGTTGCCCTCGGAGTTGGTGAACGTATGGCTGCGCTGGTCGTCCTTGACCTTGGTCTTGAACAGGTCGGACTTCATCTCCAGTATGGTCTTGAAGTTGTCCATCACCTTTTGCTTGCTGTCCTTGATTTGCTCGCTGATGCTGAGGAGCACGGGTATGGAGTGCTCTATCTCCTCGTCCACGAGCTGTTTGTACTCTTCACGCTCGGCCTTGGCCTTCGCCTCTGCCTCTTTCTTGGCTTTCGCCTTCTGGAATGCCCGGTACTCGGCCATCTCCTCTGCCGTCATTTCAACGGTCTGCTTGTTGTTTTCTTCCATGTCTTTGTATTTTTATGGGGTTAGTCCTCATCATAGTTCTGCATCTCAGGCTCGTCTATAAGCATCGCCTCCTGTTGTGCGTATGCCCAGTCGGCCAACTCGCCGAAAAACTCGGCGGCCTCTTCACGCTCCATATTAAGGGAGGCTTCGAGGACTTGCTGTCTCAGCTCTTTCAGTGCCTGTTCCTGTTTCCTTTCCATATCTGTCAGCATGTTGGGGTGTTTGCGTCCATGCGGATAACATAGGCCACGTCCACCTGTGGTTTGACTTCCGTCTTCTTTGGCTTCAGTCCGCCCTTGCGCTGGATAGAGCGGAGCTTTACAGAAAGCTGTTCCAATTCCTCGTTACTCAGTCTGGCGAACACCTTGCCTGTGATACGTGGGTCCTGGCAGAAAGCGTTGATGCGTATCCAGTCTGTGGTGTCAATGCCAATTTTCTGCATGAGTTTCAGGCACTCGCTCCTCCGTTTCTTCTGCTCGTCCTTCTGGCCGTTCAGTTTCTCCAGCGCGTCACAGCAGTCGTTGTATTCTCTCCGGGTCATCTCACGGAGACTGTCAGTGCGATTCCAAGTGTACTGCAGCACGACCTGTTTCTTGAACTCCTCACGGCTGCCGTTATACGGCAACTTGTTGAACGCCGCAAAGAACCGTGCAAAATTGGTTACTTCCTGTGCCATGGTCATTTTCCTTTTACAAGTTCCTTGACTGACGCTATGGCAGCGCACATCATCATCAGTTTTAAAGTCTTGGCTTCTCCCTCAAATACGTTATAATCACATTTAATAGGGGCTTTGCTCATTGCCTCCCAAATCTGTTCCGCCTCCTCGTCCTTCTTCTGGTCCATCAGAAAGAGAAACGCATCATATTCGGAGCGATCAAACTCAAACACCAGTTGTACTTTCATTTCTTCCATATTCTTTATGTTTTAATGTTATTCGAACAATACTTTAATGCCACACGAACTGGCAACATCAAGTTCCAGTTTTGCGCCCTTGCTCAATTCCCAGCCCTGCAGCATGTAGATGCAGTCGCACTTCAAAAGCTGGGCAATGTCCACTCTCATGTGCTCCATCCAGTGAGCATCCTGCGAAACGCCATTTTCAAATGGGTTCACCGGCTCGTAACCTTTTATGGAGAGATAGCGTGCCGCATGGTCAAAGGTTGCCATACGCTCTTTAAGGTCGTAGTGGGCTATCGCTCCGCTGATATAAACTTTCTTCTTCATCTAAGTTATGTTTAGTTGTTAGACTTGTCATTATAAACCTCCACGGCTTTCTCCGCCCAGATGGTGTAATATTCGCTCACGTTGCCTGAATAGCGTCCTTGGCAGTAGGCTCTGAAGCCTTGCGTTCTCACCTTCACACCGGCTGCGTATTTCAGTCTGATGGCAGGTTTGCCGATTGGTTTGCCTTTATCCTCTTGGCTGACGAAAATGAAGGTCTTGCGCTTGAAGCGGTCTATCAGTGCCCTGGTCAGTGAATATTCCCACCCTGCTTCGTAGGCGTACTGATAACTGTCCACAATGATGAACTTGGCGCTCTTGGGCTTTGCCAGACGTTCTTCCAATGCCTTGATGTCACCATCGGTAATGATGCGGAACGAGCCTTGAACGTCAGTCATCTTGAATTGGGCGAGCCGTCGTTGCATCGACAGACCAACGCCCTCCTCCAAGGACACATACAACACGCTGCCTATACCGCAGAGCATCTTGGCAAACTGCATAACGAAGGAACTCTTGCCACTGGCACTGGGTCCGCTGATAAACCATGTATCGCCCTCTTCCGGCTGACCGAACACGTCTTTCCATTGTCCTTCAAATGGCAGTGCCTTACACTTGATATTCGCCACATCCTTGGGGCTGTATGCTCGCTTTGCCATATCACTTCTCCGTTTCAATAAGTTCAGACACAACAGCGTCCGCTATCTTTACCGCATACTTGGCAATGTGTTCGGCTGTCATTTCTTCACGTTCATGGTAAAGGGCTGGAGCCACAAACAATGCAGCCTTGGCCAATTCATAGCGACGCTGTTCCCAGTCCACTTCGTTATTCCGTTGTCGGCGATTCATCTGTATAACCGCATCCATATATTGCATTTCCATCTTCGTCATCATGCCTGTACTCTTTTAAGTTTCTCTATTTCCGTGTAAACTCGTCGCAATCCCCCACCCGACTTGCGTACCAGTGTGGCAATGTCCGCACCTTCGGGGGCGTTCACCCGGGCCACCACACTTGCCTGGTCTTTCAGGAACTTCTCGCGCTCCTTGCAGTCATCGGGTGTCACCTTGGAGTAGCGGTCGCCGTAACGACTGAGCATCTCGGTGTAGCCCACTTTCTTGCACTCTATGGAGCGGTTTATTTTGGCTTTCAGCCCGTCTGCTCCCATCATGTACCAGGCGCAGCATCTTTCTGTAGCGTTCCACAAGGCTTTGAGTTCCAGAAAGGCCTCATACTGCAAGTCGCCAGCCTCGTCCAAAATGATGAGTGGTGTGTCGATTGAGCGCAAGTAATAGACCAAATCCTCGTACACGTCGCTGTATCTTCCGTTGCTGCCCACACCGAACTCAGTAGCTATCTTGCGCACCAGCTTCAGTTTGGTCTTCACTTGGGAGCAATCTACATAGATGGCATTGCGGTGGCACTGCACATAATAGCGTGCCGTGAATGTCTTGCCAATGTTGGGTATATCACAAAGTATCGCACTCAGTCCGCTCTGTTGGCTAAACTCCAGCTGCTTGGTGATATAGTCGAAGGTGGCGGTGCGTGCTGGTTTCCATTCAATGCCTCCTCTGAGGTTCACACCCAGTCTTCGGGCGATGGTTATCCAGTTGGCTTCGCTCAGTGCCTTGTCTGTCTGACCATTCTTGATGGCGCTATATACCGAGGTGCTGATGCCCAATGAAGCAGCGTGCTTGGCATCACTCGGATAGTTCGTGCGGTTGGTGGCTATGGCCTCCAATATCCGCTTTTTGTTCTCATTCGTTATCATGTCTCACGTTATTTTAATTGTATTCTAATATCATTCTATAAATCTGCCAACGGGTCAGAAATGTGGTAGGTCACTTCCATTTCCTGCTCACTTTCCATCGGTGGAAGTTCAATCGGTGGCGGTGGTGCAGCCTCTTCATGGGCGGTCTGCTCAGCCTTGGATATGCCCACACTTGCTATGGCGTTCTTCTTCACGTATGCGTTGAAGGCTGCTATCTTCTTCTGCTGGTTCACGAATATCTCTTTGTCCTCGTCAGTCTGCTCCGCATCGGCCGTGTTGAACGTGCCCACGTCCTCGAGCTTGTCGATAAGGCGGTCGTTCTGGAAGATATAAACATCGGTTGCGTTGCCGTCCTCATCGGTCAAATAGTAGGCATCCACCTTGTAGTTGTTCGGATCGAGACGTTCCATCACCTCAGTCTTGCTCAACCACCAGTCCTTATACGCCACTCTGCAGTAGCTGTTTCTGCGTATGGAGGTCTCTGTATGCTCACCGATAAAGCGTGCCCACACCGATTTGTCCATTGGCTGAAGCGTGGGGTTCATATTGGCTTCAAGCACTTGCCAGCGTGTCATGCCGGGGTATTTCTTCTGGTTCGGGTGGAGGGTATTGTTGAACTCCTTGATGTCGCGAATGTCGTCTGCAATCAGTTCTTCCCATGTGTAGTACTGTTTGTCCTCGTAGGTGTCATTCTTCTCGTCAAACACTTTCTTGGCCTCCGTGCGGTAGTGCCTGTCCTTGGCATAGAAGCGTCCGATGCCGAGATGGTTTCTATGCTCCACCCTGCGTTTCTTGGCACCGTTCATCGGCTCAGCGTATTTCTCTTGGGAGTTCATCGGGGCGCAGAAGCGCACAAATGGGAACAATACTCCTGCCTTCAGGAAACTCTCTTTCCACTGACTCATCAAGTGGTTCTCCACCTCAACCTGTGCCGGGCAACCCCAGCCCTTGCTTTCTATCAGTCGGAACATCGAGCGGAAGCAGTCGACAACCAAGTCCACGTTCTTGTTGCGGTTGTAGGCGTAGCCCACCACGCACTGGCTTGTGACATCGTAGGCGTAGTATGCCTTCGGCCTTGCCTTGGTATCCTTCAGTTTGCGTGGGAGGTCGCGGTCATCGAATGAAATCTTTGAGAACGAGAACTCAGGCGCATGGCGGTGAACGTGTGGCATCTGCTCGTGCATGAATGTGGTGTAAGAGTCAAGCGAGTGTTCAATAAACAGTCGGTTCTTGGGCTTGTTAAGATAGTTGGTGATGGTGCTTTCGCTCAGCGACTTCGGGTCACCGTTCTTGTCGGTCCACTCGCTTGCGTCGAAAAGCTCACCGGTCTCTGGGTCATACACGTCCAGCTCACCGCGCACAAACGAGTTGTACAATTCCCAAACATTAGTATTGAACGGCTTGTTGGGTAACACGGCTATCGACAGAATCAAACGCTCGGTACGGTAATCCACCTTACGACTTGTCTGATTACCGAACTTTCGGCTGATGAGACACTGGTATCCGTCACGCTGATACTCGTTCACCTTCTTGCGGAAGCGCAACATACTTGCAGGCAATGTGTGCCCGGTCTTCATACGGTAGCCCTCCACAGCTTGCGACATCATGCTCCAGTCATACTTCTGGCCCATTGTCTTCTGTATCGCCTTGGCGTTGTTGTACAACTTGATACAAGCATTCAGCACGCTGGCGTTGGTCACATACTCCTTCACATGAGCGTCAGTAGCGTGGTCGTGTCCGCACTGGTTGCGCCAGTCGTTGAAATATGCGACAGCTGCCTGGTCCACCTCGTAGTTGGCATCAAGCCAGGCAAGCAGCACCTCAAGCGACGGATCTGGATAAAGCTCCTTGAGTTTGTCTTGATAAGCATCGGGCAGACTGCTAACCGCGATGAGCGCATAACCGCCTCTTCCACCACGACGCACAATATCTATGCGACCGCGTGCAGAGAGCTGCTTGTAGTTGGGTATGGTCATCACACCGCCATCCACAAGTTCCCGCATCGAGATGCAAAGTCTGTTATCGTGGTATTCCATAATTCTGCCTCCCGATTATTCGCTTACAATTTGAAGCATTGTATCAAGATTCTTGGGTGTGAGTTGAGCCGCCAGCTGCTGGATATTATCCATATCGCGTAACTTGATATTATCCCAACGCGACACACACTCACCTTTGTAGAACAACTCTGTATTACCTGTACTCTTGTCGGTTTCCAGTTTTGCTCCATTAGGGAAGTACTGGCTAATCATACCGTCGTAGTCATACAACACTTCCACTTCAGGGACAACTGCCATCACGATACCACCCTTTTGAAGGGCAAACATACGAATACGTTTTGCGCAGTCTGTGTCGCCACGATCTTTGTCAAAGAGAAGAGCATTCCGCACTGTGCGGTCACCCACCTTGAACACTTTCGCCAGTTCTTGGCGAACCTCTTTTGTTACATGAATGTACTTTTTCATATCTCGCTTGTTTTTACGTTATACTTATTTGTGGAGTGTGGGGAGTCGAACCCCGTGGCTGTCCTACGCTCTTCGCTTTCGCTTATTCCAACTTTCCGGCCACTGCAACCGTGCCACCCCTGCGGTCTTTCCCGCTGTCATCCGAGGCAAGCCCTGCCGACAATCCGGTGCAGTACTCAGGGCTTCCGTGTTATCCTTCAATCTTGTTACCTCGTATAATTATGGTTCAAGGAATCGCACATTCTCATTCTGCACCTCCTCGTTTACCTCCATCCAACCTATATCATAGGCCCGACCATCTTGATAAGTGTTATATCGATACCACTTGTCATAGATGCCATTCTCGCAGTCGCGCTTGCCAGCCTCATAGTGTTTTAAGGCCTGCGCGATGCGCTCGTCAGCTTCATGCTTGATACCAAGCACCATCTTGTCTAATGTCTCATTTTGAATCTCGTTCATATTCTTTAATTGCTAAAATTCGTTATTCTCAGTCTTTTTTCGTATCTTTGGCCGCTCGTTCATATTGGAACACGCTGCAAAGATACAAAACATTTCGCCATCATGCAAGAAAAAGAGCAA